CGATGGGCCCCGGCCGGGTTTCCCTGGGGGAGTCGAGCACCCTTCTGTAAAGTGTGCGCAAAGGCCCTCAAACGGGTCTGCTCGATGGGGGTTGCCAATTATACTCCATCAGGCTGCGTGTCTCACGGCAAAAATTTGGTGGCCAAACGGCAGGTCGGGTAGCTCCGATCACAGAATGATATGGTCTCACCAGACATCGCTCAATCGTTGTTGAGTAACCTCGTAGCACAACCTGTTCTAGCAATAGACGGGGTGCATGTGCTCCCGGAAGTGCCCGGGTGGTTGTTCCTCATGGTATTGATGTGATGTTTTGGTGTGCACAATAGGAGGGTTAGTTGTCTTTAAGAGGGCGCACGTAATGCGTCTCCCGCTAGCTCAGTTACCATACAACAAAACATAATAGGGGCAAGTGGGAGATCTCAGCCGGCTGGACCTGGTCCACCTGATCACGCAAGTAAACTCTGAAGGCAGCAGTGCTGTCTTATATGCAACAGACGTCAATTCTTCGTGTGTGTGGTGGATGGGGATAAGGCCCTTAGGATTGGGCCCGGTCATGCTTTCGTGTGAACGGGTGGTGGTTGTGGTGCGGTAACGTACTGCTGTGAGTGCTGATGCGGGAAGCCCTGGCCGGTGCAAAAACGCACTTTGGCTAAGTCATTGGATACTGCTGGCATCGCAGGTAGGAGTAATGGCCCTACTATAGTAACAACTCCAATGGTGTATATGAGATGAGGTCCGTGAAAATTACGACTCTAAGGGTAATCCGCAGCTGCCATAAGGTAGTTCATCGACTGCAACACTCCGGGAAAGTTCTGCAAGATACAGTCATGGCCAACTGGAAACAGTGGGGTGGACGGCAGCTCACACTTGAAATAGTACAACTGATATATTCCAAACAGCTAAACAGCTCAACTTAACAAACTCAGTTACCATGAAGTTCAACACTAACACCGTTTTCCACGCATGTGGTGATTCTCTCATCGACTACGTCGAGGGTGAATCCGGACCAGCGAC